GCCTCGATGCATTCGCCGACATTTGAAAAATAGTCGACTAAGAAGGAGTACGGGATTAACTCCCAAACAGTAGGAGCGAAGTTCCGCATAGTTAGGCCGAAATCGGCCAAAGCTGCTGCAGGACCTGAGCCCCCAAAACGTGCTTTGACGGCTGCTGAGTATTTCACCGTGACGAGCTCTTCTTCCACACCGAACGTGTCGATGAAGAAGTAGCTCCCGTCAGGGGACATACCGGTAGCAATCGAAAACACGTCTTTTCTGTTGTTAGTTTCCATCCCGACAACGTGCTTTACTGGGGCCCTATAGTTGACAAGGTTGGCGAGTGCTTTCGCACCGTCATCGATGTCAGCAAGTAGGGGGGCCCAGCCATACACGGACTCCAACCAAGTGTTAGCTATAACCCTTGCTCCTTTACGACCCCGACCAACTATGCTCGATCTCCGTCTTCGGAGACGACTTAAGTAGTTGGAGTTGATAGAAGAAACAAGAGCGTTTAGCGGATTACGTATCATACGGATAGTCTTTGTTAGCTCACCAAGGAATATACCTCCAGAGAAGGAGGTCTGTGCCCGGTAGCATTTTGACAAAAACTTCGTACGTGCGAGATCATCAATCTGACCTAAAAGGCTGCCAGTGAAGGCAGGCCAGTTTGTGAGCCATACACAGCTGCCATCAATGTAACTGTCCATCGTATACCCTGTAGGTTTATACTTATAGCGGTATACGACACGGCCAGGAACACTTTTGGCTTCATATGTATAATGACTAAAACCAGAGGTCGCATCTGTACGATTCCGTATCGAGATTTTAAAACCCGGTACGGATTCACCAGACCTTATACCATATATCATAGGAACTTGTAAAGTTCCCGGATAAACGGCGCCATTACGAAAAGTAGTGACGTCGTACTGGTAGCGATGTGGTTTGTTGTCATAGTATTTGCTCATAACTGCCTCAGATTAACTCTTGGGAAAGAGACATTTTTATCTCAAACCTAAGGCCCTAACCGGCTAAGGTTAAGACCGAAGAAGAAACCAAAGTGTGAGACTAAGTCCTCACTTTAAGTCGGAAGAATCCGACGCTTTAGCTCTTCCAAGGTTCGAGACATCCCGAAAGGG